TGGATCTGAATCACTAACTTTTTAAAATTAGCAAAAATGTCCTGATATTGCATTTACCACACACTTTCATCTTTATGTAATAACAAAAAATAAACGATTTTACTGTATGTTAAATGAATGTTAACAGCGAGCAGGCTGTGACAACCAGCATCCCGCCTGCCTGCCATCCCTGAAATCCGCCATTTCGTGCGTCATCTCTCCGTTTCAAACGCCTCCTGGCAAATTGCCGTTCCCAACAACAGAACAGTACTATCTGCTGTTTTCTTCACCTCTCATCGCATTCTTTTACAGGTGAATCGCTTGTTTTTACACCATTATCATCCTGTTAACTGAAGCGCCAGAACCTTAACGCATGGATAAAATCACTCTCGTTGAGCGTACCGGCAGCATTTCGCATGGTTTAAGACCTGGAATTAGGAATAGTTATAAAATCGAAAGTTTTGTTAAAAAACACAAAAATTTAACATACATCCTAAGTAATTTCCTAAAGGTCTTTAGGAATTAAGAAGTTACTGAATACGTTAATACGTGAAATCTGAGAGGTTGTTGAGAAGATGTAGCAACTCATGACGATGATTCAGCCCAAGTTTCGCCAGGATGCAGCTGAGACGGTAAATAATGCGGCTGTAGGGGCGGTTCTGTAACTGCGCGATCTGCCGCAAGGAGCTCCCCTGCGACAGCGCCTGTAAGATCGGCCATTCATCCCGTGAAAACCACTCTTTGCGGTTGCCGGCCGGTGACGGTGCTTCCAGCAAGGTTTGTTGCATAGCCAGCGCCGTTAGCTGGCGTTCAAGCACATGAAAAGGGCCAGCCGCTTTACAAAACAGGCGAGCATCATAATCATCGGCGCGGACGAGCAGGTAGGGTGTCAGGTAGGGGGCGAACAGGCTGTGGCGGCGTAATCGGTCCAGCAGGTCAATGAGCGGCGAGGCGCGGCTTTCAATGTCAACTACCAGACGCGATGAAGGCCAGTGATTTAAATCACTGAGAGCGGCATCCAGCGTGGAATAGTCGCAGCAATTGCTCAGGGGCGACTGCCCGCTCAGAAAACCGGAACGGAAATAATTATCCTGTGTGACCAGAATGATAAAGGGAGCATCGGTTTTGCGGGTCTGGTTGATTGACTGGCTCAAATATTCGAGACGATCAAAAAATGGGAGAGCAAAAGGCGAGTGCGTAGAACCCAGTGAATCACTTCCTGTCCGACGACGCCGGTAACGGCGCACTGTCATTCGCATAGCTTCCCTCTTGGCGATGACCGTTCAGTCCTCCTGCCATCTCCAGGATGGCCAATAATATCCCTGACCGAAGCGCGCGCCAGCATGAAGCGCGCAAGTACGGTCCCGTTCTGTTTCAATGCCTTCAATAAGCACATTCGCAGCGATTTTTGAACAAAGGGTGACCAGCTGTGTCAGCGCCTGCGTTTCACGTAAACGCCAGAAAGCGATCTTATCGATTTTTATTCCGCTTAATGGCAGGCGGCAGGATAAAAATGCTTGTCCTGACGCTTCATCAATATCATCCAGCCAGATCCGGTGTCCTCGCGCGGTCAACTGCTGAAGCGCACAACTCACCCTCAGACGCGCCGGGTCTGAGAGTGTAAAGAACGAGGCAGGCTCCACGAGTTCAATGTTCAGCGGTGGGCTGTTAAGTTGCAGTAAACGCTGGAACATTTCCGGTATGGTCAGAACGGTTATCGGCAAATTTATGAAAAGGTTGTCACAGGGGCAGGGGTTTTTTAACGCGGCGATCTGTGCTTCCAGCAGCATAAGCGCCCGGGCGGCGGACCAGTCCTTGAAAAAGCTTTCGTTTTGCTGATGCGGCGACAGCACGCTGAGCACTTCGGCCCCCACCGTGCGCGAAGATGAGAGGGCGACAATGGGTTCAAGCTTAATGCCTGTAATATCGTGTGAGATGTGCTGCACGCACGAGGGAAAACCTGTCTGGTCTGGCGCTGTCACTCCGTCGTCCTGTTCACTTCCAGCCTCCAGGCGGCCGGGTTACCGCTGGACAGTGTGAAGGTGAAGTAAACAGGAAAACAGCAGGCGTTACTTAAAAGCGGCTAAGCCTTTTCGCAGCCCGTAAAAGAGGGATAAATGTTGAAAAAACAGCCGTATTTACAATCAGCTAGTCATTATCGCCAGAGAAGGCGGAAAAGGCATTGACTCACTACGCATTGACCGTATAATTCCAGGCGTTTCACCACCGCGAAGTACACTCTTCTCCGTGCGCCCTTAGCTCAGTTGGATAGAGCAACGGCCTTCTAAGCCGTAGGTCGTAGGTTCGAATCCTACAGGGCGTGCCATTTAAAAACAGTTACTTACGCCAGTTTCAAGCCAGCCTGATTTTCTCCTTGTGTCGTATTTGTGTCATGGTTGCCAAAAATGGCATCAATTTTCCGTGCGTGTTCGCTTAAGTGGTTCGGCGCCAGGTGAGCGTATCGACGTACCATTTCGATGGACTCCCAGCCGCCCATTTCTTGCAGAACGGACAACGGAACGCCGGACTGAATTAACCAGCTCGCCCATGTATGCCGAAGGTCGTGAAAACGGAAGTCCTCTATACCAGCTCTTTCCAGTCCAATGCGCCATGCGACATTGTCATCCACTCGCATTTTGCGGACAGCCGGAGTGACGGTTTTATCCGGGCGCGTTGATGGCTTCGTGTGAACGAATACCCACCTGGAACTTTTCCAGATCTGGTCCCTTAACACCCTGCATGCGGTATCATTCAGAGCCACGCCGATAGCCTTGCCCGCCTTCGCGTTCTCCGGATTTACCCATGCAACCTTTCTCTGCATATCGACCTGCTGCCACTCCAGATCAATGATGTTGGAGCGGCGCAGGCCGGTTGCCAGTGCAAATATCACCACCGGCTTTATCGACTCCGGCATGCAGGCAATTAACCGTTCTGCCTCGTCCCTGGTCAGCCATCGGATGCGTTTGCTGATCGGCTTTTTGGTTTTTATAACCGGGGCCGTTTTAATCCAGCCCCAGTCATTAGCCGCAGCCTTGAACAGAGATCGCATGAACGAAAGGTGCTGGCTCTTTGTGGCCTGGCTTACCGGTTTCTCAACATACGGAGGCGGTTCCTTCCCCCGGCGTATAGCCGCGTCCCTGCGCGACTCCCAGACCTGAATATGCTTACGGTTGACCATCTTCGAAACAGCTTCATGAACCTGTTCAGCCGTGATGGTTGAAAGATCCCGGCCGGAGAAATGCCGCAGGAAGTATTCGATTTTGGTCTTATCGTCATCGAGTGACCGCTTATGCTCCTTCTCACGGATCCACCTGATGCAACATTCCTCAAACGTCCTCGTCGGTAGTTCCCCAATTTTATCAACCCGCCACGCTTCAGCCTTCAGCTTGTCGTGCAACTCCTGCGCTTGTTTCTTGTCCCCCGTACCAAGAGATCGTCTAATTCTTTTCCCTGACGGCGTAACGAAATGACAGTGCCAGACGCCGCCTCTGAGGGTGATTGACATAAAATTTCTCCTTTATGTTCACCCGCGCTCGCGGAAACAGGATCGCGCGGGTCATGTAAATACGCAATACAGGCAACGTCGGTTGTGCGGTATTTGTTCCCGATCTTCTTCCCGGCCAGCTGCCCCGAGTCGATAAGACGGTAGACAGTTCTCGGTGAGGTGATTAGTAGCTCGGCCGCCTGTCTGGCTGTCAGTGTTTTTGCCTCAACCATGAATTTCCTCCAGGCAAAAAGAACCCGGCGCAGGGCCGGGCAAAAGGGATCACGAGGTGGCGCTTTCGCACCCAATAGCCAGCTCATAACTGGCTATCAGTTGCGTGAGTTAGATCTGCGATCGGGCATTCCGCTTCACCGAGAAGTTTCCGGTCAGCGCGCTGCTGATTGGGCCGCCATTGTTCAGGTCTGCAACGATGATATCGACGGTCAGCCCTTCGCTTGTCATTTCGTTATCAATCGGCTCATTGTCCTCAAGCGCGTCACGGAAAGACGCGGCGACAATCTTCCCACCCATAAACGACATGCCAGCGTTAACCGGCGGCTCTTTACCGTCCTCATACTCAAATACGAACGTCATCTTTCCCATAATCTCTCCTCATGCCGCGCGCTGGGCACGCAGCTTCTTCAGGTGTTCTGCTGTTTCGATTTCTTCGGCGATCCGCTCGGCCTGTGCTTTGGTTAGCGGCTCGAAATCATGCTGAAAGCGGCCCATGCTGGCAATGCAGGTGCGGCCGTTGCGGATGTAGTGGATGACTTCGTGGGTGGCGCGGAGTATTTTGCATGGCGCGCCGAAATCATCGGCGTACCAGGTGTTAGGCTGGATTATCCTGAACATTGGGAACCACCTTAAATTCGATTACCCAGACCCATGGGTTGGCCTTCCAACTTTCTTCGCCGTAGATGGATTCCCACAGGTACTTGAATGCGCCTATCGCCGTTGGTCTCCCGGTCATATTGTTGTCTGCAATGCAGTCGTAACAGTCCTGGGAGTCATAAAGTGCCTCCATGTCTATTCCTTCAGACTCCGCATCCGTTTCACTGATGCCATTCAATTGCTCAACACGAACGCCGGTAATCTCCAGCGTGATGCGACTGGCCCAGCGTGGCATGTGAATTGATGGGCACCATGTCCCATCGTACTGAAGATCGTCAGTATGTGGTTTCCAGTAGGCATCATCGGGAATCGACCACAGGCCATAATTACCTTCTTTCTGCCCGCAACTGGCTCGATAAATACGTGCTGCTTCAGGCCCGCCGCCTTTTTCCAGTACGCATGATCGTGAATCGACCACAGGCCATGATTACCTTCTTTCTGCTCGCAACTGGCTCGATAAATACGTGCTGCTTCAGGCCCGCCGCCTTTGACAAGGTTGTCCCTCCAGTCAACGGGGCACCCGTCTTCATTGCCTAATTGGGCCCACGTCTCCCGGATCCAGATGCGATCGCCGACAGCACCGAAAGGGCAGGAAATATTGTATTTCTTGTGCGGATACTGCGCCTGAAGATCTAGCATGTTGGCAGTTGATGGATTAACTGGCCGCCGCGTCTGCGTCTTCCGGCCGTCGAGGATGGCGCGCACCATCTCCCCGTTAAAAATCATTCCGCGCTCTTTCACTGGATTCCCCTCTGCTTGTTTCTTAATTCGATCACGCCATGGCACTCCGCGCACGTCTGGCAGCCGGGAACGGCAGCGCGCCGCGGTTCCGGGATGTCCTCCCCGCCCCCGG